ATTAATAGGTGCATCGATACCATTTCCATAGCTATCAAAATATTCAATTACATTAGGTGCATATTTACTAAGTAATACCCAATGGCCGTAATTGGGTTTTGATTCATATATTATAAATATACTTTCTTTATCTTTTGGCATTAATTGATTAATACTAGAATAATTACCAATTTCACTACTAGACATTATTCTAGCATTTGGAATATATTTTTTAATATCTAAATCTGTTAATGGTTGTGTTGCTATTTCTCGAACCTCACCTTTATTCAGTCCTGAACCTTCTAATGTTGATAAGTATTTATTAAGGATTCTAAATTGCTTTTTCGCATTAATCTCGGTCATGGGTTTTTTACTAAATCTCTTGCCCGTTTCAACATTCTCAACGAAGTATCCCTTACGGTCTTTGATAATTCTAAATGGCATTTTGTATTATATTTATAACATATTTGTTTTATTGGTAAAATTCAAATGAATTTTTGTTTTAACATGTCTAGATTTTTTAGAAATTGTTAAAGTTCTTCCACATTCGCAAGTATATGTTAATTTTGTTTTTTCTTTTATTGATTCAATATTATTATTTCTATATATTTTAGCATATTCTAATCTTTTTTCTTTATTTTCTATATAATATTTATTGTTTTGTTCATTTAATTTATCCTTATTTTTAATATAGCGTTCTTTCATATAATCTAAATAATTATTATCATTTCTCCATTCTTTATTTGTTCTTTTTTCAATTCTTTTATTTACAATACTATCTTTTAATTGTCTTATTAGTTCTCCCTCTCTCTTATTAAGTTCTTCCTTACTATTACAACTAAAATTTTCTAATAATTCTATATAACAATCATCAAATTTAATTATTTCAAATGAACTTATATAATGCATTTTACCATTTTTATATATTTCATAATGTCTTTTATGAATATTAAATCGTTTATATAATGGTTGAGTTGTTGAACCTATATAATATTTTTCGCATTGTTGGCTACGAATTGTATAGATTTTACCATTTTTATAATCCATTTTTGTAAATGTCTATTAATATCTATTTAAATTTACCCTTTAAGCTTTATTTTATTTCATTTTGTTGTAGTTCGCGGCAAATGAATTTGCCTAAATATGGCTTACAGTATTTAAGAATATTTTTATAATACACATCTTCACTAGTCATAACCCCCTTATATCTATTCTTTAACAGATATTCAATATATGATAGAACAGATATAGATATTTGCATTTGAGTGCAATTACTATGGCAATTTTGACCCAATTTAGCCATTGTTTGGTTATTAGTCAATACAGAACCACACCAATAAATACGGCCATCATTAAAAAATACACAAGCTCCCAAACTGTCGAATGAATCTTTATTAATAACGTCATTCTGGTAAATAGCTATATTATTTTGTGGTTCTTTATAATTATTCTTTTTCATTAGTTCTAAACATTGTTGTGAAATAGGGCAACTGTCATAAACATAACTAATAATAGGAACATAATTTTTAGTTGAAAATAATTCACTCATGCTAACAACTTCATTATGAGTTATCATTCTTCCCTTTATCTGTTCTACTCTGTTATCTGGTGTTATAATATACGATTTAGTGAAGCAGTCCATTGATTTCTTATCTGGGTTTATATACATTAAAGGATTATATTTAGATTGCTTATATTCTGGCGATGGTGGAACGGGTGACGATATGAAAGATGGTGATAATGCTTCAGAAATATATCCTGCCGGCGACCAAGTATTATATATATAGTTTGGTTTAGCTTTGTAATGTGTTTCTTGTGTGTCTTTCTCTGCACAATGTATCATATGAACGCAACGAGATGCAACATATGACCAATTATTCTTCCTAATATGTTTCAATAATTCTGGTTTATGATCTTCGCAATATTTATGAATTGCCATCATTGTAAGATTACTAATGAGACCGGGATTTGCTCCAGTGCTTTCAAAGATAGATATATTCGACTTTACTTTTTTCAATGATTTTTCAAGTTTAATATTCTGATAGTATAACGTTTCTTTCTCTGGATTCTTTATTTGTTCTTTTTTGTATTCCTCAATACTAGTATTAATATAAAGACAATTATTCTTTCTAGCTATTTCAATAATACGTATCGAATCAGTATTAACTGTTAAGTCAATACAAAGGGTTTTATTATCCATTAATGGCTCTAATAATTGATTCATGTTCTTATCTGTTATCAGAGTTCTAATATGTTGTAATTGTGGTATTATTTCAATAATGTAATTAGGTATTTCTTCAGGACATATACAAATGATTTGTGGTGTCTTTAATAATTTATGATGTTTATGATTCATTAATTCAAATAGGGAACGTTGAACTGTTCCCATACCAAGCAATAATAGTTTATCTATCATCATTTTATAAGAATATTTTATTTTAAAATTAATTTGTTTAATTATATTAATATATACTTATAAATTATTAGACAATGGATGACAACGCCTATAACCGCAATATTGCAAATATGGTTAAAGCCATTAATGCTAGATATGTGAGTGATGCTGAAAGTAAAAGACAACTCATTAAAGATATGCCTATTACAGGAAACACACTAGGCGGTAGACGAATGCGTATGCATAAAGGAGGTGAAATGATGGGATCAGGATTTTGGGACGATTTCGGTAGTGGCTTTGTCAAAGGATTTACTGCTCCTTTTCAAGTTGTTAACAAACTTGTTGGTGGTAAGAAAGGCCGTAAAATGGCTGGTGCTATTTCTACTGGTGGCATTTCTACTGGTGGCATTTCTACTGGTGGCGGTTTTCTAGACGATATTGTTAGTGGTATTGGATCTGCTGTAAAACTAGCCCCTTTACTAGGTTTAGGAAAATCGAAAGGCCGTCCCCGTAAAATGGCTGGTGCTATTTCTACTGGTGGCATTTCTACTGGTGGCCGTCGTCATAAGATGACTAAGGAAGGTGCCGGATTTTTTGACGATGTATTAGGTATCGCTAGCAAAGTTGCGCCACTAGCGTTAGCACTAGGAAAGCCTAAACGAGGCCGTCGTAAAATGGGTGGCACTGCCTTAGATAATAGAGATGCTGATTTTGAAACACCAATTGCAATTGGTGATATTCCTGTTGGTGGTCGTCGTCATAAAATGGCTGGTGCTATTTCTACTGGTGGTCGCCGTAAAATGGCTGGTATTTCCACTGGTGGTCTATCTCGTAAATTATTAGGTGCCCGCGCTGTTGGTTCTGGTTACAGTGAACTTGAAGGTGCAGGCTTTTTCGACGACGTTTTAGATGGTATTGGAAACGTTAGCAAATTAGTTGATAAGGGTCTTGATATTGGTGATAAACTGGGCTTATTTAAGGGTAAGGGCAAAAAGGGCAAAAAGGGTGGTATTTCAACTGGTGGCAGAATGACTTGCACTGGTGGAAAGCGCGGTGCCTCTAATTGGATTGCTCATGTCAAAGCCTATGCCAAAAAACATAATGTGCCTTATAATCAAGCTTTGAAACAGGCTCGCGCTACTTATAAAGCTTAAATATAGATATTCTAGAATATGTTTTTTAAAATTTTATTGTTATATTATAATAATAATACTAATTACAATGTCTTTATTTAAAGTTATAAACAATGAGGCACTAGATGAAGATAGAATGGCATCTAGAATAGTGAGAAATAGAATAATTGATAATAACAAAGATAACATAGAGAAAACGAAACCAAATGTAAAATTCGATTCTGTAATGCGAAATACATTTAGACAAAATGTAGCTCTTATGGAAAAATATATTTATAAGCTTTTTGGCTATATAGCATCTAGGAATGTTTATAAATATAAGGATACACCAACAGAATTAAATCTAGGAGATTTGACCGCTATTTTAAGTGATATTATCATTACTTATAATAATATATCTATGTATCTGAAAAAAATCAATTATGCTAAATTAATGCCTAATGACAAACAATTAATTGACAATACTCTACAAGGTTTTGTTCCTTTATTAGCACAAATGGAGGATAATTTACAAATACTTGTGCCGGATAGTCTTTTGTTACCAATATCAAACATGAAAAATGATATTTTACTAAAAAATTATGGTATAGTTTCATATTTGAGCACAGGGGATGCAAAATTAGACGCTCAAATATCTAAACAATATAGGGGTATTTTACGCAAACGCAAAAATATTGGTGCGCCATTTACTAAAAAGGATTTAGAAGCGGAGGAAGGGGAAGAGGAAGAAGAAGAGCCAGATGAAGAAGATTTAGAAAGACTATTAAGATTAGATGGTGAAGAAGAAGAAGACCCAGAAGAAGAGCGCAGAAGACTAGAAGAAGAAGAACGACTTAGACTATTTGGAAATGATCCGATACCTGATTTATTTTAAATATTTATAAATAGATTTTTTTTTAATTTTTTATATATGTTATTATTAATAATTAGATAATATAATGGATGTTCTAGAACAAAAATATTTATCAACAGACCTACATTTTCTATTAAATGTATTTCAACTAGGCAAAAATCCAATCCGTCTTGTTGGAACAGGTTCCATGGCCAGCCAATATTATCCAGCAGACTTTGATTTTCTTTGCAAAGTAAAAACAAAATATACACCAGCGAAAGTTTTTGAAGACTTTAAAAAAATATTTAGCAAATTTGATAATAACAAACTATTTTTTATTGAATTTAAGATTCAACAGGAACCAAAGAAAGAAGGTGACGAACAAGAAAAACATAAAATATTTGATGTGGATAATTTAACTGAGACCTTTTTTGATGCATATTTTAATAAATCAACAGAACTGTGCAAAATTGATGCTATAATTTGGTATGATGGTAAATTTAAAGAAGTTAGTTGCATATATTTTTTCAGTAAAAAACTATTGGATATGCAGAAATATAGTCAGGTTCTATTAGATGATGGCAAACAATATTTTGAAAGTGGTAAAGTTTATAAATCACTTAAGCGTCTTATGTTAAGTGCTAAATATGAGAATCCACCAGACAAGAATTTAATAATTGCTATTACAAGATTCTTTAATAGTGCAGTTGGTCAGCTTTATGAAGTTGATAACATGTTACAGGCTTGTATTATATATATGAACAAATATGGAAAAGATCAAAGAGTAAGGCAATTTTTAGTTAATATTGGTTTATCAGGTATGAATCCTGATAAAATTGAAAGTCTTTCTAAAGAATATCAGAAAGTAATTAATGATCAAGCAATGCTTTTTTATAAACTTTATAGACTACCTGTAGGTGAATTGCCTAGATATAATTCAATAGTGCCAATTATTTAACACTAATCTATTAATTTAAAATCCAAAAATATTTTATGCCTATATATATTAATAAGAACATATTAGTTAAAAAATGTTTAATACAAATAAAATAGGCAGGCCGATTTGTAAAGTATCTGGTGGAGCAGATGACGGCGAAATAATCTATTTAGATACTGAATCGGCACAACATACAAACGGAAAACTAAAAAAGAACTATTTTAATAATTTACAAATTAGTGACGGTTTATTGCAACAGGTGCCAGATACCACTACAGAACGGCAATGTATAATGATAACTGGGGCGAGCGGATCAGGAAAATCCCATTATGCCAATAATTACATTAAGGAATATCGTAAATGCTACAAAAAGAATCCTATTTATTTTTTTAGTGTTCTAGATAATGATTCTAGTATTAATGAGAAAATAGTTAAGAGAGTTTGTGTTGATGAAAGTTGGATTACTGAACCATTAACAATTGATGATGTTAAAGATTCTCTTTGTGTATTTGATGATATTGAAATGGTAAAGGATAAGAATATTAAACAGTCTCTATTTGATTTCATTAATGCTATTCTAACCACTGGGCGTCATACTAATACTAGCATCATCTTAACAGTTCATTATCCTAATTCTAAATATATTAGAAATTTCTTGAATGAGTGTCATTGCTTTGTGTATTTCCCTTTTGGTTCTGGGCGCGCGACAAATTACGTTTTAGAGAATTATATTGGATTAACCAAAAAAGATATTCAAACAATAAAGAAATTAAAAACCCGTTCTGCATGTGTTTTCAAAAATTATCCACAATGTGTTTTAACAGAACACAATCTATTTGCATTAAGTGATATGGATAGTTAAATACATTTTTTTTATCTTTTTATATAATAAATAACCATTAAAATGGCTGATAAAATAAATATTAAAGATTTATTTTCATTGCTACCGGTAAATACCTTAAAACAACTAGCACAAAAGCACAATGTGCAGACAGGTATAAAAGCACCATCAACAATGCTAAAAGCAGAGTTGGTGCAATCACTAAGCGATCATTATACAAATTTAACTGGTACAGATTTAGTCCCAGTTCAACCAAAACCGCTTAAAATTAATAAATTAGATATACCCCCACAATTTCAAGAAAAGAAACCATTAACAGAAAGCAAAAAACAACAAAAAGAAAAGGATTTAGAACTATTAAAAAATATGAGGGAACAATTCAAAGAAAGGGGTCTAGATTTATATAAACCACAACAATATAAATTACAACAAGAAAAAAGAGAAGCAAGAAGCGCACAATATAAAACAAAAGAAAAATTAGAGGATTCAATTAAACGCCGTCAGGCAAGACAGGAAAAGGCAAAGGAAGCTAGACAGAAGAAAAAGGAAGGTAAAGAACCAGAAAAGAAAGAGAAAGTGGAAAAGATAAAGAAAGATGATATAGAAGATTTAAGCGAAATGGGTCAAGATATATATAATGCTTATAATGATTTATTAGAAAAAGCCAAAAAACTTAAGAAAATGGATGCAGATAAAAAAGGCAAAGAATATTATGCTAATTTAGTAAGATTAATAGGCAAAGTAAATGAAAGAACCAATATAGCTAATAGGGCTAGATCATTAACAGATATAGATAAAAAAGTTATTGACAATATATCTGATAAAATTCAAACAATAACAGATGATGATGATATATTAGATAAATTTTATGAATGAAATTAATATATATAGTGATTTACAACAAATCATAGTAGGTTATAGGAGGTTATAGTAAGTTATAGTAGGTTATGGGACTACGTCCCCTATTTTATTTTTCCAGTTTTTATCCCTTTTATTATTTATATTCTATTCTATTTTTTTAGACTATTTTCTATATTTTTATTTAGGGGACTATATACTATAATCTACTATAACTTGCTATAACCTACTATAACCTACTATGATTTTGAAAATCATTAACAAATATATTATAAAAGTTTAATTTATCATTAAATATTAAATGACATTCTATTTATACAAATCTAATAAGCCTAATAAAAAATATTTGGTTCAGTTTGAAAACCCAGATACAGGCAGAATAAATACTATTCACTTTGGCGCAATTAAGGCCGATGGCACACCATATCCAGATTTCATTCTTAGTGGTGATGAAGAAAGGAAAGCTAGATATTTAAAACGTCATAAAGGTATGGGTGAAAACTGGAATAATCCATACTCTGGAGCGGGCTTTTGGGCTAGATGGATATTATGGAATAAACCAACTTTATCATCAAGTATAAAGGATACAAATGAAAGATTCGATATTAAAATCATGAACAAAACAAAAAGCCAAACCGGTTCTGGTTCCCCTTTAAAAGAAAAGCATTCTGCCTATCGTAGTATGAAATTAGGTAAATTGGGATTAACTAAACCAACAACAAAGGCCAATAAAGGTGCATTGGTTCGGTGGAATCAGGAAAAATGGTCTAATTTAACGGCATTATTAACTGATAATAAGAAATTACCTTGTGGAACTAAAGGCAAGAAACAAATTGAACAGGATTTGCCTTCTGTGTGTCGGCCGTCTGTTAAGGTCAATAGTAAAACACCTAAATTGGCATCTAATTTTTCAGATAAACAAATAAGAAAAGCTATAAAAATAAAACAAAAAGGGGAACGGATTAATTGGGAAGAGCTTTAATATGTTTATTGCTTTTTTTGTGTGTTGCCATGTTAGATCGACTTATCAAAGCCCCGCAATCACATTGTATTTTTTCTAGTTTCTTTTCATTTAGTTCATCTTTTTTAACTTCTCTATATTGTTTCATTCTTTCTAGACAATGTTCTTTATTATTTTTATAGTGTAAATTCCCAGCTATTTTCATTTTTTCTTTGTTATCTTTATAATATTGCTTTTGATATTGTTTTAACTTTTCCAAATAATTAACTGATTTAATTTCGTTATCCATTCTAGTATATTATTATAGTAAAATGAAATCTTTTTAAGTTATTTTTAATTTAAATATTTCTTTAAGCCTTTCTATAAAGCTTTTCTAGTGTAATGTGAGATGGTTTAAACCAATCAAATATATTTTTTGTTATTTTTTCTTCTAGGTTTGGTAGTAATTTGCAGGTGAATACATCTAGATAAGCGGAATTATCACTCTTATTGCCATGTAAAATAATATTGCTAGTTTCAATTAGTTGGACTACAGAATAACCTTCTTTATTACTGTCTTTTTCGCCAAACCAGACTATTTGCGGTTCTCCATAAGCCTTCATTTCAATATCAATAACAAATTGCTTTACCCATTTTTCTAGATTATCTTTTGAATGAATTAGATTGCCATCACAATGGCTCATATCAATATGGAAACTTTGCCCCCAACAATCAGGCATTAAAAATATAAAAATTTAAATCTATTTATAACTTAGAAAATGTTTTCTCTAGAAGACCATTTTAATAATCCAAAATATAGTTATCTAGACTATTATACAAAGCGGATATATATTGAATACATTAAAGAACTTAGTAAATTGTGTTTAGGTAAAGAATATGATGGATATTTCCCGTTGTATCTTCTAAAAACACAAGAAATAAATAAAAAAATAGAAAATTGGCATTGGGATAAAAATATAGCTCTAGAAGCTACTAATGCTTTTCTAGATACTGTAGATCCAGATTTTTATATATGGGTGAATTAAAAAACTATTTCATTATATGTTAATATATTTTTATCTTTTTCTTTTCCAAATCTTATAAATCCATATCTACCAAACCATCGTTTATCACTGACAATATGTATATTTTCCATATACCAACCTTTATTATTCATATCTTTTATTCTTTTGGGTGTAAAAACATTTATAGATACTATATTAATCAACCAGTATATATTTTTTCTTGTTGTTTCCATTGCTTTACAATGAAAATCCCAGAATAACTTTCTAGGAACAAACGGAGGATTGGATATAGTAAAATCAACAATTTCATCGCTTAATAAGTAATCTTTATTTTCATTTATCTCATAATATATCTTTTTAACATTATTCGGAAAATTATTATAAAATGCACCTTTACCCAAACAAGGTTCGCACACAATATCACCATCTTTGAAAGTTATTAAACTTAATAAATATTTAGCCATTTCCGGTTTAGTCATTACGATATCACTATCTTTTGCAACTTGTTTGCCTAATTTATCCACTTTTTCTGCCTTATAATTCCATATTTGTTTTGATGCCATTTTATAATATTAACTAGATTTTATTTCTAGCTTTTCTTCTACTTCATTAAACTTGTATTTATGCCATAATCTTATAATTCGTAAACTTAACTTATCACAAATACTCAAGATATTATCGTAATCATTTTTTGCTTCTTTTTCGATATTATAAAGTATATCTTCAAAGTTTTTGATTGCTAGAGATAAAATTTCTTCTGCTTTTTCTAATTCTATTTTGTCAATAGTTCTATCCATTGTAGTATCATATACCAATACATTTAAAATTTACTAAGATTTTATTTATTAATAATATTTTTTATATAACATCCTAAATGATATGCAAATTTACATGCTACCGCATTTCCTATTTGCATAATAACTTCTTTTTTTGAACCTTTTAGAATATAGTGATCTGGAAAGCTTTGAATTCTTTTTAATTCTGGAATAGTTAATCTTCTTATTTCATTATCATTATATTTAATAAGAGCATCACTACCATCTTTATAATATCTAGCAGGAATAGTAAATGCCGGTTTATCAAAATTTAAAAACTGCGCACCAAATCCCCATCCCTTTTCTTTTGCTTTTATCTTTCTAGTTTCAATGCCTTTTATTGCTTTATCGCTTAAATAATAACTTTTATCTATCTCCTCTTTTGGTAATAAAATATTTTTAACTGGTATTTTATTATTTATAACTGGATTAATTGATTTTGGATATATATTTAAATCTTTTCTTATTCCAATTATTAT